AGTATACACTCTTGTTTTTTAGTCTAGTATTTCAATGTTATTAAATTAAATAGCGACTAATTCCTCAATTTTCTCAAGATCGATTATTTTTTTAATATAAGACCAAGTTTTTTCAGCATTAATTAAATTTTTATCAACTGTTCCATCATTAATAACTCCATCGAGGATATTAAGAAATAGATTGGTTAATGCAGCTGCATCTTCTACCTGAATTTTAATTAAAATAGAAAAAACAAGCTCATAGAGCCATTCTCTATATTCATTAATAGGATTTTTAACGGATGGGTAAAGTTGTACTACTTCCATAGTTGCCTTTTTAAATAAGCATCCATTAAAGTCTTCTGTGTAAATCCAGTCAATATACCAATTAAATAAGCTTCTGAGTTGAACTAAAGGTAGGTCATTGGTATTGATTCTTTCTAATATAGCAGACTGTATATCAGAATTTCTTTTGTAAAGGCATGATTCTATTAGCTTTTCCTTTGAAGGAAAATACTTATAGAATGTCATCTTTGCAACATTGGATTCAGCAATAATTCTGTCCACTCCAATAGAGTTATAGCTTTTTTCATTAAAAAGGGCAGTTGCTGTTTTTATAATAGTGTCTCTTTTTGACATCGATTTCCCCGTAGTAAATCTTTTGAAATCCGTTTCTTTTTTAAGGCTAGTGCTCTGGCAAAAGTCAGTTTAATCATATTGAAAACGCTAATGTAATACAACATGTGAGAGCCTAAAAAAATAGTATTTTTCGATATTAATTGTTATTTGATTCATTAAAAAAATTCATTAAATTATCCATTGATTTGTAGTAATAATAAACCTAATATCAAATTGTTTAGGGATGAGTATACAATTTTATTTAGTAGCAAATGAATGCACGATTAAAATAATGGGGAACTCATAACCTAACTATAAGAATTAATTTGTTATTGAGAATGATTATGTCAAAAAAATTTGAAGATTTCGATAATCCAAGACAAAAGGCATTACTGGGGATGAAGAATAGTATTCCTACAGAACAGTGGGAAGAAAATCTAAAATTTCTCAAACAATTAAGAGCGAGAATTGCTGAATTACCAGTATGTAAACATCCGGCGATCGAAGTTTTAAATAATGGATTGCTTGATAAATTCACTTTAACAAGAATTCATTTAGAATATCGTCATGCGATTGTTCAGATCTTTACTGATGCCTTATTAATGGCCCAGTTCCAGACAAAACAATTGGAGCCTAAACTCCATTCTGGAGCTAAAATGTTTCCACGTGTTTTATTAAGTTTAAATGTACTTGATGAATTTGGTTTTAGACCAGGAACAGATCCGGACAATTATTATCTAGGTAATCCGGAGTATGCGCATTATCCTTTATATGAAGATTTATTGAATGATTATGGTTTGAGTGAGAAGGACCGTAGAGAGTATCAACCTTCAAAAATTGCAGATCAGGTAAGAAATTTTCTAGAATCATCTTATGATAGTTATATTAAAGTAGTTGCTTTACTTGCAGTGGCCGAAGAAGAAGTGATTCTTTTTAGCCCACCACTTCGTGAAGCGACTAAGGCTATTGGTGTAGATGTTGAAGGTGGCGGCTATTACCATGTTCATGGGGTATCTACTGACGAAACCTCAGAAGCAGCAGATGATGATCATGAAGATGATCTCTGGTTTGCGTTAGCGCAAGCAATAACTAAAGAAGACTATGAGAGCTTAACAACGCTTTGTATGGATTATTGTGCTTTATGGAATGAGTTTTGGGATGCACAAATTGCTGATATTCACTACTTAGAAGCAAAGAAGTTAGCATAACTTGTATTCATAGTAAGACGAATAATTGATAAAAACTAAAAAGCCTATTCATATATGAATAGGCTTTTTTAATACTTTAAATCCAGCCCATCTATAAACTAATAACCTGAAGTATTTCATTTAATACATTATTTGCATCTGTGGGAAATGATAGAATTACGAAAGTCAGTAAGTTGATATGTATGGGGCTTAAAAACATGCATCCTATAAGTGTGAATAAATGAATACATTCATATACAGCTATCTGAAATTTTTAACCTATTGAAAGTACAAAGGTTTAAGTCTTGTTCCAACCATTTACAATCCAAACCAGATTAGGCGGATTCTACTTCTTTTATAATACGCCTGTGGTTTTTGTATTTTTATTAAAGTTAATTAAAACAAAGGTTTATTATTGGAAAATGACGTATTTTATGGTTAACTAAAAATGCTTGTAGACTATTTGTAGACTGTTGAGAAACATGGTTAAATCAAAGTTCGCTAAAACAGGTTTAAGACATGAAACTCAACAAATCTACTGTTGATGCTATTCCATTAACTGAAAAAGGTCAAAAAATATATAGAGATGCAGAACTGATCGGTTTTGCTGTTCGGGTAACTAATAAAAGTAAAACCTATATTGTTGAAAGGAGGCATGAAGGTGAACTCTATCGAGTGACAATTGGTAAAACCACCGATATTCCTGCAACAAATGCTCGAGCAAAAGCTCAGATGATTCTGGCGAAAATTTCAAACAATGAATATGAAAAGCCTATCAAATTAAAGAATGTTGCTAATCCTTTAGATATTACAGTGAATGAAGCTCTTCAAATTTATATTGATAGAAATGACTTTAGGCCGAAAACAATTAGGCAATACCATAAATACTTTGATTTATATTTAGGGTGGGGCAACAAAAAACTTTTCCAGATATCTAAGCAAGAAGTATTGGATCGATTTATTGAGGTATCAGAAGTAAGTGAGTCGTCAGCAAATGGTGCTGTATCTCTATTAGGTACCTTATGGAAGTATATTCATGTTCTTTATTCAACAGATGAGAACCCGATCCTTAAAAGTAATCCAGTTGACATTATTTCCGTAACAAGAGGTTGGAATAAAATAGCAAGTAGGGATAGACATCTCCATAAAGACATCATTCACAAATATTACAATGCAGTGCTCCATTATGAAGATGAGTTGAATCTGGAAAATACTGCTAGGTCAAACACGCATCGGGATATCGTATTGATGTGCATGTATACGGGATGCCGTAAACAGGAGGCATGTTGCTTAAAGTGGGCTGATGTAGATATTAAAAATGGTACTTTAACTTTTAGAGATACCAAAAATGGTTCAGATCATACTTTTCCTATTGGTGATCATCTACACAGTATTTTGCGTGAACGTTGGTTATTAAGAGAAAACGATTGGGTTTTCCCAGCTACTAAGATGCCTACTTCGTGGAATATGCATGCGACTAAGGTAGATACATTATTGAATAGAGTGGGTAAGGAAGTTGACTATTACGTTTCAATGCATGATTTCCGCCGTACATTTGCCACTATATGCAACCTTTTAAGATTTAATATTTATGTGACAAAAAGACTTCTTAATCACACGGCTAAACCAAGAATTGATGTGACAGGTGGTTATGTTCAAATTCCAGATGAGGAATTAAGAGCTTCGATGAATATGATTGAGGCGGTTTATCAAGGCAAGATTGATTGCTTTAATTACCAATCTGTCTGGGCAGAAAGATTAAAAGAAATAAAGGCGGTCTAAACCGCCTTTAATCAAATAACTAATTTAAGTTTAGAAGGATTTTGTGGCTGTAAATCTAATTGCGTAATTTTATTTAATAGATCTAGAGATATATTTAATTCATTAGCTATATCAATTGCTGAAATTCCTTTTTTACTTAAAGCTTTGAAACATGTATTTAGTAAAGTTGGAACTTCTTTAGGTATTTCATGATCTTCTGATTCTAAAATAGCCTCACCAGTACGCTTCAAATGAATAAAGCCACTACGATAACTTGTTTCATTTAAAAGATCTAAAGATTTAGCTCTATAGAGCAAAGCTGCCTTACTTATTTTCCAATTTGTTTTCATCTCACTTAATTTATTCCAATTAAATCTACCATTAAAGCAATTACGGAAATGAGAAATCATCATTTCTTGTGGAATAAGTAAAGCACTAGCAAATCGATGCGCTTGCGACTCAGTGAGAGTGTCACCTGTAACACAACCATCATGTAGTACAAGATGTCCTAATTCATGAGCTAAATTAAAACGCTGGCGACAAGTACTACTAATTTCGTTATTAACAAAGATTGGTCTTTTAGATGCAATAGAAAGAGCATCGACTTCGCTTGAAACACTTGGAAAAGTAGTCACAAAAATTCCAAGCATTTCAGTCAATTGAGTCATATCGCTAATAGGTCCCAACCCTAAATTAAAATATTTTCTAAATTGAAGCGCAGCATTTTCAATATCTTGAAAATTCTTTACAGATTCAACAGAAGGTATTGAATACTTAGGGAGCCTTAAATTTGCCTCTATAAATTCTACTAACCTTTTTAAATATTCACCCTGAGCGATCACTGATTGCTTTGTAAAAATTTTGGCAGTTTTGTTGCTTCGAAAATTGATTTGTTCTTCTTGTAAAATCGGATGAGAACTGTAAAAAATATCCGTTTTTACATTGAAGAAGTTGCTAAGTACATCAATTAAATCAGGTGTAGGAACAACTTGGTTCATTTCAATTTTATGCAAGAATTGGCGTGACTTACCAACATGAATTGATAAGTCCTCTAAAGACAAATGATTAAATTGACGTAAGAGCCGCAATTCTAGACCATTAAAATAAGTATTCATTTTCTCATCAACTTTTGCCTATTTGCTGTTGAAGATTTACTTGATTCCGCTTGCATCATCTAAATCATCATCAGCTAATAGATCATCAATATTATAGCGTTTCAATTCTGCTGGTTCTGGCAATATAGCCGCTGGATCAAAAATAAATCTAGAAGTCTTATTAGATGTCCAAGCTGTAATCGGCTGTAATTTCTGGTTAAAACCAACAAAAGCGATAAATGTTTCTTCGTCATCAGTTTTAGCTGGAACCAAAATGAATCGCCAAAAAACAGGAACTTTTGAATCAGATTCAAATAATTCTAGATTGTAACTTTGCTTAAAAAAGTTTGGTCTTTTCGGTTTTAAATGATCAGATTCTTTAAAAAAACGGATACCAGGTGTGTTTCCAATTTTAAAGGTGAATTTATTTGAAGAATCTTCTAAATATGTTGGAGATGGGGCATTACCACTACGAATTTCACGAGCAAACCTATTACGGCATCTTCCAAAAATTGCACAACTGATAGTGTAATTATCATCATCTTTTCTACTAAGATCTTGAGTAGTTTGTGAAAAAACTTCTAACATATGGTTAGCAAAAAAGCTTAATGTTTCATCATTCAGTGATGCATCATAATAGCTTGGAGGGGGATTCTTCGATAAATCCATAATTAAGTCCTAAAGAGATTTGGGTAATCAAAATTTATTGCAAATTTTGAAAAGTGTCAACTAAAACTTTTTGCAATTTTAATTATTTGTCACCCAATATTTATCATGGAAACTACAATTATTTCTTAACTGAATCCTTATACAGTTGCAAGTTGCGCTGTATTAAGCACAGTCCTGCTTTGCTCATACTTTAAAACGTCTTTCTTTTTATATGAAACACGTCTTCCAATTTTCGAAAAAGGCAGTGATGATTGATCACAACGCATTCTGGCTAATGTCCATGGTGAGCAATCTAAATAAAGCGCCACAACTTCTTGGGGGAATTTTTGCTCTTCATTAGCCATAATGAAACGATCCAAATATTCTTGCTGTTCTTTTTCAGAAAGATTTCTCAAATCTTTTAACATTCACGCCACCATTCTATAAATACGTTTAACTTCATGATCCAGCTCATCCATTGCAGAGTGACCTTCTTTGAAATATTTCAAAAGCATTAGCTTGTATCGCTCTTGAGCTGCTTTGTTCATCACACCTTCGTTGCTTACTGAAAGGGTGGCTTTATTACCTTTAATAAGGTTTACTCCGTGTGGTGTACCTTTACCGCGATATCCCGCATTTACGTTGAATACAATGAACTTTTCGAAAAGCTGCTGGGGTAGCAGCTTTGGCTCGAAAAGAAACTCTGGAGTAATCTGTTTCGACATTAGAGGGGTTCCTCCAGTAAATAATCAGGTTCAGCATCTGGTTGAGAACCTGCTGGATTCTCTAATTCAAAACGGCGTTTTCTCACATACCCCATAAGCTTCGGTTGAATCTGTGGATCTCGTGCAGCCACATCTATTTCAAGTGCATCCAAGGTAGTAAGATCTGGTGCATTTTGGATCTGAACCATTAGAGAAGGCGGTTCACTCTCTAAAGGTTTTTCATTCGCTAGTTCTGTTAAACGCTTATGAGTAGCTTTGAGCAATGGGTCCATTTGTTTGTCAGACCATGTACGTGTATAGCGATAAACTGCATTAACTTCATCAGGTGTTTTTGACTCCCTAACTCGTTGCAGAAGGGTATCAAGGTTTTTTTGATATTCAGGATCAACTTTCGGCTCGTTAGTTTCTGGAACTAACAGATCCTCAGATGTGGTGACATTTGTTTGTTCGGTAATAACAATTGTTGGCTGAGTTTCTGCAGAAATAACGTCACTAGGCTTTTCTGCTTTTGATTTTTTGCCTCTCTGTTTTTTAGGTTCCTCACCAAGACGAATAACACTTAAATCATTGTTGATTTCAATACCGAGTGCTTTTGAAAAAGCTTTTAATTGAAGCTTGGCGTTTTCGGCATCACGCTGAACAAAACCACTATTAATAGATTCAATTAATGCGGTGGTTTTAAAATTCACGACGTAAATAGAAGGCGAATATGTAGCAATTACAAAAACATCCTGTCCTTCTTCATACTCATCAATAGTTAATGGCTTTGTGAATGTAATGCCAGCCAGCTCAGTGGTTTCGATTTTGATGCAAAATTCAAAACCCGGTTTACCAAACACAGAAGCGGGGAATTGATCTAAATCGGCAAAGTCCAACATGTCTCCAGCTGGACGACAGAGAACAGTTTTACCTTTTTGAAGAGCTGTAAATGCTTCAGATGCTGTTAATAGATTATTCATGCTGTCATCCCAGTTTTAGCCAAAGTTTCAATGTCTTGTTTAACTGCTGTTAGCTTTGCCGCTTCAATTTGTATAAGGGCATCTATGCCGAAGTGCTCACAAACTGTTTTTACATCGAGGCCACGTTCAGCAATAAAGTTTTGGAGTTCATCTCTTTGTTGATCTGAGATACCGTTAAATTCTGGTGGACTAATCCAAGTGCCACGTTGCTTATCAAACGTGCAATTCAATGCTTTAGCTCTCATTAACATTGCTTGGCGCATGTTCTGGTAATACATGTGTTCTTTATCAAGGGACTCTGTTAATTGATTAAGGTCACCTGCATGCTCAGCTTCCTCACAGCTTTGTTTCCAGTTTTCTAGCTCTTCTTGGGCTTTAGCTGCTGCAAGTTGTGCAGGCGTTAAGGTGTTAATGTGATCTTTAGCTTGAGTAATCAGGTCAGCCAAGAAAGTAGGATGTGCTTTAAGATCTGGTACCCATACTTCACCGGTTTCACCGCCTAAAGCACCTGAGTTTTTCGCATGATGTGTAGGCGAAGGTTTGAAATTAATAACGCGGGCATTTTTACCTTCACCTGTAGTAACAGTTGTTAGATAACCCATGACATCTGCGATACGGTAAAGCTCGTTACGGTTTTTACCACCTAGATCTGGTCGGTAAATAATTTGATCACCGTTTTGATCTTCTGATGCGTGTGCAATGAAAACAACATCTTTGCCTAGACTGATTAAAGTGTTGATGTATTGCTTGAACGTTTGGTTTGCTAAACCTTGAGCCTTTAACTTTAAAGAACCATCTTTTTGACGGTTATTTGCCGTAAGTAACAGATGGGTTTTAATGCATTCAAGCATTGCACCTACGGTATCAATGACTACGGTTTTATATGGTGCTAAGTCCTGCGGAGTAAGGTTTGCAACATCACTCCATTGTTGAACCTGTACTACCGCACCACGACGTAATTCACCAGTACGGTGAGCACCACGGTCAAAGTCAAAAGAAATTGCTTTTTCCGCAGTAAAGCCCATTGATGATTTACCTAAACCCGGATCAGCGTATAGGTACACAATAATTGCTTGAACCAATAAAGTTTGGTCAGCAGTAATAATCGGTAGAGCCATTTTTATTATCCTCATCTAGAGCCGGTGAAGCCGCGCTTAGTTTTATAAGCTTTGCGGTCATAAGTAGGGATGTTTGTTTCACGCAGTTTTATTGCGAGCTGCTTTCTGCGTTGAAAGTCGATTTCTTGTGTGAGTTCATTCCAAACTTTTGGATAGTCGGTTTGAAACTTATACACATTTAAAGGCGTCTTAAATCCGTCTTTAACTTTGTAAAGAACTGAGCCATTAGCATTAGATGCGTACACTTGCCAGCCAATACGAACAGAGTAGAGACCCTTATCATCACGGCCTAAAAATGACTTGTAGCCGTCAGGATGTTTTTTGAAATTAGACATGTTCAGCTTCCTTACATTCACATGTACCAACAAAGGCATAGGTAAGCGGGCTTGGAGCATCAACTGGAGAAACATCCTTAATATTTAAAGGAATAATTTCTTTTCGATATTTAACTAAAACCACATCACCTTCACGGCAATCGACAATTCCTTCTCTTGAAGAAAAATGAGCAGATTTAGAAGATTGGGTTACTCTGCAAAATGAAACCTCATCACCAGCTTTGATTTTTGAACGGTCAACAGGAATCATCTTCTTGCAAGTAGGGCAGTTGTAATCTTTCATTAAGCTGCCTCCAACCATTTATTACGGTCGATAAAGCCAGCCAATAAAATATTTATGTTTTTATGGTCGTCATGATTGGTGAAATCATTCCAAGGTTTGCCGCTTAAGTCTGTTACTGACTCAATAGCAAGGTTAGTAATTTCAGCCGCTGTAAAGTCAGATCCAGCTACACCGTAGTTATCTGCTACCCCGTCAAAATCAAAGCTTACGTATAGTTTGAAGCCGTCTATACGGATAACAGCTACACCAGTTTTTTCACCTGTTTGCTTAATACCTAAAAGTTCATATTCAGAAGCAACTACTTGTTTGCTTTCATATGAGTAATTAGAAGGGACGCTAGAATTAGCGGTACGGTATTCACAAGAACCCAAGGCTACAAGTACAGCAATTGCTGTAACACCCGTTACCTTGATATGGTTGAATGGAATTGCATTTACGTTCATAATTGATCTCGCAGTTTGCAAAAGCACATCGGACCTGGGGAGGGGCGGTGTGCTTTTTTGATGTCTACGAGATAAATATAAGAAAACTTAGTTTTATTGTCAATAAGAAATCTTATTTTAATTTAAGAAAGCTTACTTTTATGCTTTAATAGACAAAAGAAAACCCACACGGGGTGGGTTGGATGGAGTTTGTTATGATCGCTAAGAATAAAAGAAACAGTTGTTGTGCACGCCTAGATATTTGGGATGAATCTCCAATAATTTTAGAAGGCGAGCTAAAGCTGATTGTGCTGGAAGCGCTATATGCTGGTGAATTAGATTTAGAGTGGAGACGCGAGTTCTTTTCAGATGCCATTGAAAAGTTAGAAAAACTAGCAGGTCACCACCCAACTCCTAAGCGTGCTTCTTAAGTGTAATTTCTGAGCGGAAGTTTCTATTTGACTTAATGTTATCAAGATAAAATTGGTCTTTGTCTGTTGATGATATGAATTTATTTATCGTATCCCTATCCATCATTGTATAGCAGATCCTATCACTGTTTTTAAGATCAATTTCAAGAGCATGATCGTTTAAGACAATATAGAAATTAATTAGTTCAGAATTAATATTTACAATTTTACTCACGTGAAATACTCCTCCCGATATGTTTTTAAAGGATCGTGTCGGGTCACGATAGGTAAGTTTATGAAATTAGAAAATATAGTAATTATAGAAAACAGACTTTTCCAAAACTCAACTCAAATTTACTTTGAAAATTTTCCATTTGATGGTGATGAGTTTTATGTGCCAGTTGGTGATTACACTAAGCCAATTGGTTTCCTAAAGTTTAAGCAAATTGCTAAGCCAGGCTGCTTTGAATTATCCGAATTAGTGTCCCTAGATTATCCCAGCCCAAATCCACAATTTTCGTTGTCAGGTGTTTTATACTCTCGCCAGAAAGCGATCGAAGCCCATCAATCAATTTGCGCTTATCAGCAGGCGGTAAATCGGTTGCCATGATTTTTGATTCTAATAAAGTTTTAAATTGGTCTGCTTCGAATTTTATTGTCACCACTCCAAATATTGCAGATAAACCTCCATCATTAGCCATGAAATCTGCACCCTTTTGGGTTAAGCGAGTATACCCAAGTGTGAATGTTGAGTTTTGTATTGCTCCAAAGCCAAGCTGAAGAAATATACTTTTAGGCTCTAATAATTCATGGGATTGTAGATAATATAAATTTGCAAATACCTTCTTCCTAGATTCGTCTTCAAGTTGGTACACTTCATGTGAAAAATCATAAGCTAAAGGGTAGGTTGAAGCCATTTTTTTCATCAACTCCAATTGCAAAACTCTATCAAGCAACATGAATTTCTCCAAACATATGTTATTCTCAATTTATCAATTATCTTGTGATATTGGTGGGCGCAAAAGCTAATGCTGCCAACATTAGTCAATCCAAGACCTTCCTAACCTTGGATGGAAAGACCGACTTATCATCGGTCTTTTTTTATTATTTAATTTTCTGTCCAAGCTTTCCTTATTTTACCAACTGCACTACTTGTTCATTTGTAAGGACTGGAATAAAGACTTTATCACCAATGTCCTTTGAGAGGATCTTCACTTCTTCGGCTGTTAGCACCAAAGCTTCACCATGTTTCGCAGCATCATTGATGCGAGCAATAATCTGGTTGATTGGTCGTTTTGAATTGTCCATAAGTCTTCCTGTGATTAATGCGAATAAGGATGTTCTTGTCTGTGCTGACTTGGTGGTACGATGTCAGTAATAGCTGTAATGCTTTCTACCTCATCCATTTCAAAGAAAAATCGCTCACCACCATTCACAGAAAGCAAACTTAAAACCCCACCATTGATGCCGACAAATTCTTTAATTGTGCATCTTCCATCCTTCAAGCACACTTGAACAAACTCATTCGGCACAAGATCTGCATCAGGGTCGCATACAACATACCAGCCATTACGAATTGCTGGAAACATTGAGTCGCCAGTTCCTTTAATGCCATAGGCTCTTGGTCCTGCTGAGTGAGTTGGAACATACCCATCTCCAGCATTGCCTTCATAACCCATATCTGTGAAATAGCCATCCATGCCCATCTTGGAGTAAGCCTTAACAGGAACCCAACGCTTAGATGATGGGATAAACGGTTTTTCGATAATTGTTGAAAATAAAAGAGCTTCATCACTATCACTAATGTTGTATTTCTTTTTGAACTCTTCGATATCCAGTTGTTTAAATTTATCTCTCGTGCTTGATTGAATCTCTCCCGTGCCAGATGCAAGCCATGAAGGATTAACATTCAAAAATTTTGAGGCACGTAATAAATTTTCACCTTCCATTGTTTTGGATTTTCCAGACAGCCAATCACTCACAGAAGGAGGTTTAACTCCTACTGCACGAGCAAGCTCAACACCTTTAATCTTTTTAGGTGGCAAAACTTCCATGGCATACCTAAGTCGTTCAGCAAGAGTATTCATACAACTATCCTCACAATGTTAGGAAATCCTAACATAAATAAAATTAGGTATTCCTATTGATTTAATATAAGGAATGCCTAATAATTAAAGAAAAATTAGGAGCACGTTATGAATGACGCACAACTTATAGACAAGCTAGGTGGTGTCACAGCGGTAGCAAGACTTCTGGGGATTGCTCCGTCATCAGTTAGTGGATGGAAAGCTATCCCCCTTGATAGAAAAATCAGGCTAGCAGTTATTGCTGAAGATCTTGGTTTAACAACGCGAAAAGAGCTTTTCCCTGATAACTATCAAGATATTTGGATTGAACTTCGTCCCCAGACGACAAAAAGCAAAAACCTTGGATCATTAACCGCTTAGGAACTAAACCATGAGCAAAGTATTAAATGAATTGCCTGCAAGCGCTAGCAATAACGAATCGCTCATATTGCAAGCACTTAACGCTAGCAATCAAAGACAAGTAGCAGAGATGATAAATGTCGATGCAAGCATCCTTTCACGGATGAAAACAGAAAAGAAATCAAATGGATGGACTGAGATTGAGTTTATTAGCTTTTTGTTGACAGCCATTGGTTTGAAGGTTGTGCAAGAAAGTGATGTGTATTGCTCACCTGAAATTGCAGAAGCAACGCGAGTTTATTTAGCACATGCATTCACTTCACCTGAATACATGCGGATTTTATTCAAATAAAAAACCACTCCCCATCCAGGTAGAGAGTGGTTTATAGGCATTCAATTGAGGTGAATCAAATGAACACAAATAATTTATCAGAACAGCCAACCGAACTCAACTCGCAAGATTTTTTAGTAGGCGATGTGGTTGTGCTTACATCGCAAGGCTCCAAAGATTACCTGCTTGAAATCATTGACTACAAGTACACGAATGATTTGTTCCGAGTAAAGGTTATCTCCTCTGGTGCTTGTGGACCAATCCATAAAAGCCAGATTCGCCACGCAACAGTTGCAGAACTTAACGCTAAACGCCGACTAACAAGCGCTGAGCAAGCATTAGCGGAGGTGTCATGAATTCTAAATTCCAAAACCAACCTGATCATAAACAAATGCAGCAAGTTCAATCATTTTATGAGCCTGCTTTGCGAGTACTTGGCCACCTATTTGAGGTGAAAAAGCAAAATTTACGCAACAAAGGGTATGACGAAAATAATGCGGCGGTAACCAAGGTTGAATTTTCAGAGGCTATGGCTCGTCAATTTCGCATAACGCAATGGTTAGCACAACAGATTGTAACCAGCTTAACCAAGGCGTGTTTGGTTGATTCTTTTGGAGGCTATGTTAAGCCAAAGGGTGGTGAAAAGTGAGATATGCAGCAAGAAGAAAACAGGATATTTCTGTTTCCACCACACCGCTAGAGGTGGTAATTCCACTGGAACAACCAGTAAAGATCTATTCGGCTAAAGAATTAGCAGCCATGCCACTTTCAGTTATGAATGCCGCAATTGAGGCTCAGGAAAGATTTTATCAACTTGAAGAATTAACCCATATGGGGGGGCAGGCTATAGCAGTTCGCCGTCTCATGGAGGATGGGCACAAACTAATTCAGGTGAAAGAAAAGTCTCGTATTCGCTACAAAATCAACAACGAATTTATTCCTCCAAGAATTATTCGTCAGTTGGAAATGCGCGGTCTTGTAAAATTAGGAGCAGTCACTGATGTATAAATATCTCCACCATATCAGCGACTTTATGGTTGCTACAGCGCACCTTAGCCCAGTTGAAGAGTGCTTTTATCGCCGTGCTCTCGATTTCTATTATTTGAATGAAAAACCATTACCCAAAGAAACCCAGTCGGTTTTTCGTCGGTTACGTGCAAATACCCAAGAAGAAAGGGATGCAGTATTAATTGTGCTGCAAGAGTTTTTTGTGGAAGAGGAAGACGGGTTTCACAACAAACGTTGTGATTCAGAAATCGCCGCTTATCAAAAAGTAGGGGATAAAAATCGTGAAAATGGTAAGAAAGGTGGGCGTCCACGTAAGGAAAAACCAAAAGAAAACCAAAGTGAAGGCGACTCGGTTAATTCTGAAAACCCACAAAAACCCAGTGGGTTAATTTTGGGTTCTGAAAGTGAAAGCCAAAAAAACCTTAACCATAAACCGTTAACCGATAACCAATATATAGATAGTAGTAGTAATGCGCGTGAAGAAAATTCGCAATTAACCCCAATTCAATTTGCTCAGTATCAGATCGATGATCACAAGCGTTACTCAATGCGTGAATTCATTTCTGAATACAGCGAGTTTCAATACGATTTCATCTCACTTGCTCAACAAAGATTTGTTTCTGTACCTGAAATCGACTTGAGAACCATGATTCAAAATTTCGGTGACTGGTACTTTGCAAACGAATCAAGTTCGTTGAATACACCAAGCATCTGGTTGGTTAAGTGGTTCTCTTGGGTTCAAAACAACGAGAAACAAGTTGCTGCTAACCGCAAGAAACAAGAGCAAATCACTTCAACCGGTCAAAAACCACAAGAGCCGGGTTATTTCGCCAATCTTTTTGAGGAACAAAGCGAATCTCAAATTTTGGATGTAACCCCGGCAAAAAAGTTTCCAATGATTGAGGAGGTAGGTCATGCATGAGATTACCTTGAACGAAGTGCGTCAATTAATCGCTTCTCTTCGCACTGTTTACGCTGCTCAGTTCAATAAGCAATTTCCAGCAACAGGCGAAAGTGCAATTCCTCTGTCAGTAGTTGAGCAAATTGCACTTAAAACACTGGTTGGCGTTCAAAAAAATCAATTTAACAACGCACTTGCTCGATTACTTACAGCAGGTGGGCGTTTTATGCCGTCATTTGCTGAATTTCGCACCTGGTGTATCGGTGAAAGTTGGATGTCTCCAGAGGAAGCTTGGTCACGTGCATGTAAGTTTACGACTGACCGTACCGTGGTTATTACACAAATTACAAAATATGCATTAGACGAAGTGATGTATTTGATCGAAGCCGGCCAAATGCGAGCAGCTCAAGATAATTTCTTCGGGACCTACAACGTGATGGTTGCTAAAGCTCAGTTAAAAGGCCGTCAGCAAGAGTTTTACACTCCACCGCTACAACTAGAGCATAAAGAACCTGAACACACCCCAGTAAGCAATGACGAAGCGCAAAAGCATCTCAAATCTTTGATGGAAAGGTTAAGGATTAATGGCCGTAAACCTGCACCAGTACAAAAGCTTCAAACAACGGAAAAAGAGCCAGAACTTAAACAAGAGTTAGGGCCAGATCCTTTTGACAATCCACATGAATATGCAGAGATGTGCCGCCGGGAGGGCATGCCAATTCCTAGAAATATTCAGCGATTGATTGATGGGGTGAATGTATGAATTCCATGACAAAAAATAAGTTATTTGGATTAGCTGATGATCGAACTGATGTATGGGCTACGCCGCAAGATTTTTTCGAAAAATTGGATCGAGTATTTAACTTTGATTTAGACGTTTGTGCTCTGCCTGAAAACGCTAAATGTGAACGTTATTTTACACCTGAAATTGATGGTCTAAAGCAAGAGTGGACTGGGACATGCTGGATGAATCCACCTTACGGCAAAGAAATCATCGATTGGGTTGCTAAGGCAGCGGAAACAGCAAGTAAAGGGCATACGGTAGTTGCACTCGTTCCTGTTCGCACTGATGCCCGTTGGTTTCAAGACTATTGTTTGGGTCGTGAAATTCATTTTATTCGTGGCCGCTTAAAGTTTGGCGGTTCTAAAACGAATGCACCTTTTGGTTGCTGTGTTGTGGTGTTTAGACCAAGCCTGATAGACGTCAGTTGGGAGAAATCAGCATGACCAAATTCGAGTTTTTGGGATGGGGCTTACTCATTTCGTGTGTAACAGCAGTACTTTGCGGTGCGGTGGTTTTGTGGTGGTTGGCGCGTAAAGAGCTTGATGAGAAAGGAGCCAGACATGAAAGCAACTAAATTGATTAGAGATAAAGGACTGCAATACGCGAAAGAAATCGTTGATTCAGCCCCTTCTAATGCAACTGAGTGGAATGAAGGTTTCGAGTTCCAATGTGGTCAAAGTGTAGAGATTAGCAAGGCTGACCGAGAAAAATATTTTGTAGACCTTTCTGAACTCAAGCGTCTGGTGAAGTCAGTTGAAATTATTAATCAGGCTGGTGGTTATGAGGTTGTAAAAACTGCCATTTCTAACTATCGAGCTTCTGGTGACATGGTCACATTCTCAAGTTTAGAAAAGCGTTTGAAAGACCACGAATCAATATACGGGGATAGTGAAAATGCAAAAATGCAACCACTGTAAAGCTGAGCAATTAATTAATTCGTATGGTGGTCTTCCAGAGGCAAAGGCTTACCTGAGGCGTTATTTCAAGCTGAATGGTGGATTAAGAAATAAGTATCCAAGAACAGGCTCTTTGATAACTCAAAAGAGGAATGAATTGCAGAGCGCAATTTTAACTGTAGAGGGCTTAAATAATGGACAGTAAATGGATTGAAGCGCAACGGCGTGAAATGGAAAAGCTTATTTCACCAGAGCTAATCAAGTCGAGAGATTTAGCACGTCAAAGTTACTTCGAACATATGGAAAAAGAAATGGCTGACCACGTATCGCGCTCAATTGAACCACTCAGCGGCAAAAAGCAAAGCACTCTGGTTGAACTAAGGGAGTCAATTGAAAAACTGGCTCAAAAGTATAAACAAGATGCTCATTCATCCAGCCTTTTTGGTGATCAGGATAAAGCGCGAGTTTATAACTGCTTTGCTAATCAATTAGACCTTTTGCTGAAAGGTGGTGCTTGATGTCATCAGTCAGCATTGTTGAATACCGCAAGTTATTTCCGATAAAGAAAAATAAAAAGCGGCGTTCAGCAAAGCAAGTTGCCAGACAACCAAGTGTGGGTGAAATGGTTCTGGCAACGCATTTAAGAGCATGCAAGATTGATTTTGAACAGGAATATAAATTCCATCCTGAACGTAAATGGAGAGCAGATTTTTTAATAACGGGAACAAAGATTTTAGTCGAGGTGGAAGGCGGGATCTGGAGCGGAGGTCGCCATACAAGAGGGAAAGGGTACATCGGGGATATGGAGAAGTATAACTCTGCGTCAATGATGGGTTTTACAGTTTTACGGTTCTGCACAGAACAAGTTAAAGCAGGTGTAGCAATTAAACAAATTGAGCAATTGGTGAGAGGTAAAAACTGATGAATATCGAAGTGAAAATTAAGCCAACAGTCAGAATGATGCAGAATGAGCTTGCACAGTGGGGGAAATGGGCACGTAATGCCTCTTTTAATCCTAGTGAATTAATTTATAAATCTCCAAGTTTAGGATTAATGCGACTAAAAGAGGGATTTAAATCTAAAGGTATTCAGGTTACTTTGAATGATGAAGCACTAGTTGCAATTGATCATTTAGTCATGCAGTTAAAGTTATCTCGACCAGATTTATACCAATGGATCGAATTTTATTATTTAAAAGGGTATCCAGTTGCAGTTCTGGCTACACATACAAAAGTTGATCGAAGAAATATTGATAAATATTTGTTAGCAGCAGAAACATGGCTAGATAGTAGACTTGAATCTATTTGTCAAAATCTATGAAATATTAGTTAAGGTAATTATTAATGGCAGATGAAATAACAGTAATTCAAGCAACAATTGAAGCTGCTCAAATTCAAAAGTGGGGAACTATTTGGGGGGCAGTGATAGGTGGTATTGCAATTGCAGTAGGTGTGTATTTCTCGTGGAGAACATCTTTGCATTTGCAAAAAGAAGCAAGACTTGCGGAGACAAGGAAAAATGTATATCTAGAGCTAGTTGAAAATTACTCAAAAATGATCTTAGGTTTTCAATTATTATTATCAGAATTAGATAAAAATTGGGAATTGCAAAAAAATCTAGTTCATGCTTTTAGTACTTCACTTGATAAAGCAGCATTTATTTGTGAGGCGGGGATGCTTAAAACTGCACTTATTTCGCTACTCATTGTCTATTCAGTAAGCATTACGGTCTTATTCTTCATGATGCGTGAAGAACTTCATAAGCATATTCAAAGCAAGGCTGATGAGAAAACTAAGACCAAATATGACTGGTCGAAAATTCCGGATGATGTGAATTGGGTAGCGACAAATGAAAATGGATTTGCATGGGGGTATGAGGGCAAGCCTTTGAGTGGATGGCTACATACGGGGTTTTGGTATCTCGGCGGCAATAAAGGACTCATATATTGGCCTGATGAAAATCCATATAAGGGCGAATGGCAAGAATCGTTGGAAAAGAGACCAGAAGTAAAAGGAGCCAGCCATGAGTGAGTTTAAAGTCGGGGATAAGGCTCTTTTCCCAGTGAAACTTGGCAACACTACTGAATGGAATGAAGGACGAATTACAGCTTATAGGTCAGATATTAATAAATTTGATCTGTGTGGCACGCGTCATTGGGGTTGGTATTTTTCGCATGAGCTTAGGCCTGTAACTGAAGTCTTAGACAAACCAGAAAACCACATCAGCCTAATGTGTGAGGTGAAAGATGTTTGATAAGAACTTCAAAATTAAAGTGTCAGGCAACTGGTGTGAATATCAACCAAACAAACATATTGATCTGAGAGAAATCATTAGCTTTGAGTGCTGGGCGGATCAGTTAGGAAATCCTTATCGATTCCATTTAAAGAATGGCAGCTACCACTACATTGAGCGTTATGAAGTCGGTAAGCAAATTGAAAATGTTCTCAAAGAACAGCAAGCGAAAGTGGAGGGGCTGCAAAAACAATTAAATGAATACATATTTGTAGCGGAAACGCTTGATGAAATGTATGTGAAAGAGGTTAAGAGCAGTGATGAGCTGCAAAAGCGGTTTGTTGCTTTAGAACTAAAGCTTAGAGAGATTGCCAATATCGCTATGAGAGCAAGACGGGGTGAATACTGGACAGAGTCAGGAAGAAACGCAGGATTAAACATTGCAGCGCAGATAGAGCAAGCGCTCAAGGGGGGAGGATGCCAATAACTTACCTAGACCAAAGAAATCACTTTGTTTGGACCACGTTGTCACCAAAGTTCATTGCTCCATATTGCTGCAATGTTTGCTCTGAAACAATCCTAAAGGAAGGTAGTTGGCTCTGTGATTATCCAGTGAATGGCAAAACTTGTGATGGAGTGCTTTGCAATGTGCATGCATACAAGATTGCAGAGCAAGTGCCAATGAAAGATGAAGACGGCAACTTTGTTGATGATGTGCATGTTTGCCCAGCTCACTATGAAGAATGGAAAAGACTAGGACAACCTAAGTTTTGGGAGCGTGACCAATGACCACATTCAAAGAGGCTCAAATCATCATCGGCATCGATCCTGACTTAGAAAAGTCGGGAGTTGCCATATTAGGCAGTGATCTTCAACTGAAAAATCTGACTTTTCCTGAAACTGTTGAGCTATTCAGAAATGAACAGGACAGCATTAAGAAGGTTGTGATTCGAACCCTTAAAGCTATAGAGCAAGTGCTCAAAGGTGGTGCTTGATGTCATCAATGAGCCTTGCTGATTACCGCGCAACATGTCCGAAAGCTCAAAAAGTAAAAAAGGGTCGAAACAAGTTTAATGCATCGAAAATTAAATTGGATGGAATGACTTTTGACAGTACTAAAGAATACAAACGGTATATCGAGCTAAAGGCTCTACAACAACGAGGTGAAATTAAAGAATTGCAGCATCACACAAAATTTGAATTAGCACCCAAGACAAAATTAGAAGGGGAGAAACGAGCTAAACCAGCACTTAGATATTTTGCCGATTTCACTTATTTCACGACAGCAGGTGAATACGTTGTTGAAGATGTGAAGTCTATAGCTACACGCAAGCTACCGAGTTACCGAAATAAAAAACACCTGATGAAAACAGTTCACAATATTGATGTGAGGGAAGTTTAAACATGAATGCAAAAGTTAATAACAAGACAATGGATTGGTCTAAACGTTCTGCTCATCAATGGTTGGAACAATATGGTCTATGGGTAAGATCAACAAAATTTAAAGTTTCTGCTAATCCTTTAGCATGTCTAATTGATCAAAATGACACAACTAGAATTAGATCAAGTAAGGTCTCTATGCCATGCGAAATTGAAGATTATGAGGCAGTTGAAGTAAGCAAACTCTTGGCTAAAATGCATAACGATAATAGGGAGTTTTTACAAGAAAGGGCTTGGTTATTGATTTTAAAGTATGAAAATGATTGGTCATACCGCACTATTGCCAATACTCATGGGGTTGGGAAAGATACAGTCCGCAAAGAAATTGATAAAGGGCTGGCTTATTTGGATGGAAAGATTGAAGCATTAGCTGGGTTTGACAATGAGAAAAAATCACGTTAATTTAAATATGCACCCGCAAAATCGGGTGTTTGGATTGGTCTCCAAAAGTTTCTCAAGGTCGAAAGACCGCATTTAGCGGTTTTATTTTGCCTATAATTTTCTACACTCTGTGGAAAATGCCCTGTTATGGTGGGTTAGGCGGAAGTGCTTCGGCACGCTAGACCCTTGAGACTAGTAAGACCAATTCCGTTTAACCTGCCACCCTAATTGATTGGTCTCAATTTTGGTGGTGAAAATCCCTATCTCAAGGAGTATTCACCATGAATGCAATTTCTAATTTTACTTTTCATAATGATTATAATGTTCGCGTTCAGTTAATTGATGCTGAGCCGTGGTTTTGTCTTGCTGATGTCTGCTGTGTTTTATCAGTTGATCGTACTTCTCGTTTATTACGTGATTTGGATGAAAAGGGGTTGGCAGATTGCCACACCCCTACAAATGGTGGAAATCAAAAGATTAAATTTGTTAATGAGCCAAATCTTTATCGGATCATCTTTCGTTCAAATAAACCAGAAGCAAAACAATTCCAAGATTGGGTATTTAACGAAGTTTTGCCAACCATCCGCAAAACAGGCAAATACGAAGCACCAAAACCCGTTGAGAAACGTAATTACCTTAACAATAGTGACATGAACAATATTAAACGTTTGATATGGACATGCGCTGATCATTTCGGTCACAAAGGATCCTTTAATCAAGCAATTTGGGCTTGTTTGCGAGATGTGACTGGTGTGCCTAGTCCAGCAAAGTTTGAAGTGGAGCACTTGCCAGTGTTGGCGGAGGAATTTAAACGTATTTTAAATATTGTTCAGCCGTTTCTTGATATGCAGTATGAATGCCAGACTCTTTTAATTAAAAGGGTGATTCGTGGGCGTGCCGATCATACGGTATTGCAAGCTTTACTAGATAATATGCGTAATGCTGCCAATCAATCTGATAATCAGTTCAAGGAAGCATTACAAAAGCAGTTGCCTGCAATGTTTAATCAGGAGTGTTTGAATTTGATTAATCGCAGACCTAATCACTATGACCACTATGAATACAATGAACGATTGATTTGATTTATGCTTGACTGTCTACCACACTTTGTATAAATTTGTGATATGGTGGGATGAAGTTATAAGCGTTGCACCAAAATTTTTTAAAAGCTCGCCAAATGGTGGGCTTTTTTGTTGTCTAATATCTATTGAATACAATAGATATAATTTACTATTGAGAATTTAAGTATATGATAATTAATAATATTTGATAAAAATGATGTTGCTTGGTATTATGGTCAATTATTAACCTTGAAGAGTGGTAGAAGTATGTCCTACGAGAAGAAAACTGGATATGAGTTAAAGTTCTTTAATGAGCAGGACTTTGAGATTATATGCTTGGACTATAATTATACTAATAGTGTGAGACGAGAACTTGAAGAAGTTGAATTTGTATCCAATATTGCTTCTGTAGATGGAAGTGATGTGCTTCATCTTCAAAAGATACTTGGCAAAACAAACTGCAAGGAAAATTTAATTTCTTTACTGGACAATTGGTTTGCTCAACAAGGTACATGTGAAGTGAAAACCTATTCCGATTTTGATTAAGTGTGATCATCAAAATACCTCCTTCGGGAGGTTTTTTTCATGTAATATTCCAGACTAATTAAAAAATGTAAAGATAATGAATATTTGTGTTGGTAGTGAACTTCAATGGGCAAGTGATAGAAAGAGGGGCGTTAAGAAGAAAGATGTATATAAATATTATAAAACTCATTAATTTTATAATAAATTCAAAAACTTACTTAAAATCAGG